ATCCGTCAGTCTGTGCGCGATATTCTGGTGACGCCGGTTGGTTCACGTCTGGCGCGCCGGGAATATGGCTCGCTGATGGCTGAACTGATAGACCAGCCGCAGAACGCCATCACCCGGCTGCAGGTCATGGCGGCAACATACAGCGCCCTGTGCCGGTGGGAACCACGTATCAGGCTGACTGGCGTGACGACGGAAACGAGCATGGACGGCAAAATGGTTGTTAACCTGACGGGCTACCGTGCAGATAACTCCCCTCTCAGCCTCTCGGTAGATGTGGGAGCTGTCGCATGAGTTCTGTCGATCTGTCCCAGCTTCCTGCGCCTGAAATTGTCGATGTGCCGGATTTTGAAATCCTGCTGGCCGTACGTAAGGCGGCGTTTGTCGCGCTTTATCCGGCAGAGGAACAAGACGCAGTACGGCGCACGCTGGCGCTGGAATCCGATCCGGTGGTGAAGCAGCTGCAGGAAAATACCTACCGCGAAATCCTGTTGCGCCAGCGCATCAACGAGGCCGCACAGGCTGTCATGGTGGCCTATGCACTCGGCAGCGATCTGGATCAGCTGGCGGCTAACTACGGCGTCGGGCGTCTGGTCGTCACGCCAGCAGATGACAGCGCTGTGCCGCCGGTTGCGGCGGTGATGGAAGCTGATGACGAGCTGAGGCTGCGTGTACCGCAGGCGTTTGAAGGATTGTCCGTAGCCGGACCTACCGCAGCGTATGAGTTTCATGCGCGCAGCGCTGACGGGCGCGTGGCTGATGCCGCGGCAACGAGTCCCGCCCCTGCGACGGTGGTTATCACGGTACTGAGCCGCGAGGGGAACGGAGCTGCGCCTGCCGATCTGCTGGCCGTCGTGGATGCCGCGCTGAACGATGAAAGCATTCGCCCCCTGGCGGACCGCGTGACGGTGCAGAGTGCGGCGATCGTGCCGTATGAGGTTAACGCCATCCTGTATTTCTACCCCGGACCAGAAGCAGAGCCAATCCTTGCCGCCGCCCGCGCACGGCTTGAAAAGTACATCGCCAGCCAGACGCGGCTGGGACGCGATATCCGCCGCAGCGCTATCTATGCCGCACTGCATGTTGAGGGTGTACAGCGCGTGGAGCTGGCAAGCCCGGCGCAGGATGTGGTGCTGGATAAAACCCAGGCCGCATGGTGCGAGAGCTGGTCCGTGCTGAAAGGTGGTACGGATGAATAGCCTGTTACCGCCGGGATCGTCCGCGCTTGAGCGCCGACTTGCTGAGGCGTGCAGCGATATTTCCGGGCTGGATGTGCCTCTGCGTGACCTGTGGAACCCTGCCACCTGCCCGGTGAAGTTTTTGCCCTATCTGGCCTGGGCGTTCTCCGTTGACCGCTGGGATGAAAGCTGGGCGGAGGATGTGAAGCGTCAGGTGGTCCGGGATGCATTTTTCATCCATCAGCATAAAGGGACTATCAGCGCGGTTCGCCGTGCAGTGCAGCCGTTCGGCTTCCTGATCCGGGTGATTGAGTGGTGGAAAACCGGAGACGCGCCTGGAACGTTCCGGCTTGATGTGGGAGTGCAGGAACAAGGCATAACAGAAGAGACCTATGCCGAACTGGAGCGCGTCATCAGTGACGCAAAACCCTGTTCACGCCATATGACGGGCATGAGTATCAACCTGCAGGTTGGCGGAACTATTTACGCGGGTGCGGGATGTTATACCGGGGATACTCTGACCGTTTACCCGTACACACCAGAAACAATTGAGGTGGGCGGTGCAGTCCTGACGGGCTGCTTGGTCCACATTATCGACACAATGAGGGTATGAAATGGCGCAAAAATATCTTGCCTACCTGACCACGCGCGGAGAGGCGAAGCTGGCGCAGGCTACAGCGCTGGGTATCCAGCTGAAACTGACGCAGATGGGGGTTGGGGATGGCGGCGGCGCGCTGCCGACGCCAGTGCCCTCCCAGACAAGGCTTATTAACGAAAAACGCCGCGCGGGGCTTAACTCGCTGACGATTGACCCGCAGAATCCGGGACAGCTGATTGCTGAACAGGTCATCCCGGAAAACGAGGGCGGTTGGTGGATTCGAGAGATTGGTCTCTATGACGATGCCGACGAGCTGATCGCGGTGGCGAACTGCGCTGAGACTTATAAGCCGCTTCTGGCTGAAGGTTCGGCGCGTACCCAGACTATCCGTATGGTGCTGATAGTCAGCAGCACTAACTCCGTGGCTCTGAAAATCGATCCGTCTGTCATCCTTGCCACCCGTAAGTATGTTGACGACGCGATGATAGTTGTCAGCAATGAGCTGGCAGATAAACAGCCCCTGAATGCTACCCTTACGGCGCTTTCAGGTAAGGACGTTACCGGGATCATGGCCTGGCTCTCTGCGCTGGCCGGTGACTATGCCTCCGCTGCAGGGTTTGAAGCGGGGCGCACGGAATATCCGTATATTCAGAGAAGCGTTACGAATGAAATTGTCAGGCTGGCAACGCGTGATTATGTCAGTCAGTCGGTCAGCCAGGCTATCTCGTCTCTCGTGGCGTCATCACCGGCGACGCTGAACACGCTGAAAGAACTGGCCGATGCCCTGGGCAATGATGCAAATTTCGCTACTACCATGACCAGTGCGCTGGCAGGCAAACAGCCGCTTGATGCCACCCTGTCGGCGCTGGCAGGTAAAAACGTTGCCGGACTTGTGGCATATCTTTCCATTCTGACCGCCGATTATGCGTCCGCTGCGGGATTTGAGGCCGGGCGTGCCGATACGCCGTATATGCGTCACAGCCCGTCAAGTCAGGTTATCAGGCTGGCAACGCGCGATTACGTCAGCCAGGCGGTAAGCCAGGCTATTACTGATCTGGTTGCATCATCGCCTAAAGCGCTGGATACGCTTAAGGAACTGGCTGACGCACTTGGAAACGATCCCAGCTTTGCGGCGAATATGGTCAATGCCCTGGCGGGCAAACAGCCGCTTGATGCCACCCTGTCGGCGCTGGCGGGAAAAAATGTCGCCGGGCTGCTTTCTTATCTCGGGCTGGGTGAGGCGGCAAAACGAAACGTCGGCGCGGGTGCAGGCCAGATACCTGATATGTCCTACTTCGCCTCTGATCTGCGCTCAACCGGACTGATGCGGCTCCCCGGTGGGCTAATCTGGCAGTGGGGAAGCGCTATTCCCGGTGCTGGCGGGGCGGTGACAGTGAATTACCCTGTAGCGTATTCCCAGCGTCCATTCAACATCGGTTTTGGCTACAGGCAAAGCACCGAACCCAGCGCAATGCAGAGCATCATTCTGGATGACCGTATTGTTAACAATATCGGCTTCCAGGTTAAATCTTTTCAGTTTCAGGATGCACAGATGAGTGCCGGGGCCAGCGCCTTTTTCTGGAGTTCAATAGGGGTATGACAATGTTTTATAGTGCAACCACTAATGCGTTTTATCTGCCTGAAAAAGAGGCAGACTACAAAGCGCAAAATGTATGGCCGTTCGATGTGATTCCAGTTTCTGATGAGGTTGCCAGCGAATTTATAGCAGAGCCGCCAGCGGGGCAGCAACGCATCGCCGGAGATGATGGAATGCCATGCTGGGCTGATATTCCGCCGCTGACGCAGAAAGAATTACAGGCGGTGGCTGAGGACGAACGGCAGTGGCGTATCTCTGCCGCAAACGGCTATATCAACAGCCAGCAATGGCCGTCAAAGCTGACGCTAAAGCGGCTCTCTACGGCAGAGAAAGCGACGTTCACCGCCTGGCTGGATTATCTGGACGCGCTTACTGCTATCGACACGGCAACCGCACCGGATATCGAATGGCCGGAGAAGCCGCAATAAAACCAACCCCGCGCTGCGGGGTTTTTTCTGACCTGACACCGGCATGCACGGTTAATTCTGACCGTGCATGCCATCAACTGCAGCACGGTCAAAAGTGACCTTGCTCAATACGCTTTCCCCCTCCTGCCGCCCTTCCTCCTGTTGTGCTAAACACCATACAACCCACGCCGACTGACCTGACGCCCGCCAGCCTGCAACATGGTCCTGACCCATTCTCTGGAGAAACTTTATGGCTCAGGATTCATATCACCACGGCGTCCGCGTGCAGGAGGTTAACGAAGGCACGCGCACGATCAGCACCGTCAGTACGGCCATCGTTGGGATGGTCTGTACGGCTGACGATGCCGATGCCGCCACGTTCCCGCTGAATAAGCCCGTTCTGTTAACTGACGTACTCACGGCCAGCGGCAAGGCAGGCGAAAGCGGCACGCTGGCTCGCGCACTGGACGCTATCGGCGATCAGGCAAAGCCGGTTACGGTTGTTGTCCGCGTCCCGCAGGGCGAAACCGAAGCAGAAACCACCTCTAACATTATCGGCGGCGTGACCGCTGAGGGCCGCCGCACCGGCATGAAAGCCCTTCTTGCTGCACAAAGCCAGCTTGGCGTTAAGCCCCGCATTCTCGGCGTGCCAGGCCATGACACTAAAGCGGTCGCCACGGAGCTGCTGAACGTGGCGCAGTCCCTGCGCGGCTTTGCCTACCTCACCGCGTACGGCTGTAAAACCATTCAGGAAGCTATCACCTATCGAGAAAATTTCAGCCAGCGCGAGGGGATGCTGATCTGGCCTGATTTTGTCAGCTGGGACACCACCACGAACGCAGAGGCAACGGCATACGCCACCGCCCGCGCCCTCGGCCTGCGCGCCAAAATCGACAACGATACGGGCTGGCACAAATCCCTGTCTAACGTTGGCGTAAATGGCGTGACGGGTCTTTCTGCGGACGTGTTCTGGGATCTGCAGGACCCGGCAACCGATGCGGGCCTGCTGAACCAGAACGATATCACCACGCTGATCCGCCGTGATGGTTTCCGCTTCTGGGGTTCGCGCTGTCTGAGCGACGATCCGCTGTTCGCGTTTGAGAACTACACCCGCACCGCCCAGGTGCTGATGGACACAATGGCAGAGGGCCAGATGTGGGCCGTTGACGGAACGCTGACGCCATCCCTTGCCCGCGACATTATCGAAAGCATCCGTGCGAAGCTGCGCAGTCTGGTCAGTCAGGGCTATCTGCTGGGCGCGGATTGCTGGCTGGATGATTCGGTGAACGATAAAGACACCCTCAAGGCCGGGAAACTCACGATTGACTATGACTACACCCCGGTTCCGCCGCTGGAAAACCTGATGCTGCGCCAGCGCATCACTGACCAGTATCTGATCGACTTTTCCAGCCAGGTAAAGAGCTAAGGAGAAACGATGGCACTACCTCGCAAACTGAAATACCTGAACCTGTTTAACGACGGGAACAACTACATGGGTCTGGTGGAGTCCCTGACCCTGCCGAAATTCACG